CCGATCGAGGCCACCCCACGGGGGAAGCTCGCTCACTCTTAAATTCGACTTCGTGCTCAGATGACTGCGCCGAACATTCGGGACTCCTCACACGGCCGCAGCATGGCCCCAGGATTGACGGGGGGAGGTCACTGGCGCGCTTCTGGGGGAGGGGAGCTACCATACTACCTGGGACGGTCCTCAGACGATCCTGACGGCTCCCTGACAGGTCCCTTGATCGGCCGATCATCCACGAACCACGCGACCACCCGACGACCAATCCCGGTGTGGGAGAAGAACGCTGCCAGGAGACCGATGTTGACGATGGCGATGATGATCTCCACGAGGGCTCCTTGAGCTGCCGTTGAACGGCCGGAGACCTATCACCTGCGGCGGGAGACCACAACAGAGACCATCCGTAGGAGGAGGGTAGCTTCAGTGTCAGTTACAGTTTAGAGTTTATGTAGGTTCTTGTGTAGTGTTCAGTCTAACTGGTAGTTAAGGGGTAATAGTCTAACTTATAGATGATAGCAGGGATCGACCAGAAGTCAACCCCTGCCTTATGGTGGTCATCAGGGAATGGATGCTACGAGGGTCGCGAAGTCCTTGACAACCTCATCCGTCCATGTGTGCTTCGCAAAGTTGTAGATCATGCAGACAAGGCGGGTGTTCTCTTTCGTGTAACCGCTCCCAGGGTCGATCTGGTCTAGCGAAGGTCCCCAGGGGGTCCGCCCTTCCGGGGACAGCTCGAATGCCCTCCCTGTAACGGCACACCCCCTCTCGTAGTTCTCAGAGAACCACTCCACGTCGAGGTCGAAGGCGGTCCCGTGTGACTGCGCGCGGCGGCGGGCTTCCGCGAGTAGTGAGGCCGCATACCGCTCCGGGGAAGACACGCGGTAGTTTCGCTGATATGCGGCGACGGCTTCCTTATTCCGTTCCGTCCACCGCTTGACGTTATCCCGCGCGCGCTGTTTCCGCTGCTCGTCAGTGTAGATGCGGGGCCGTCCCATCAGTGCATACGGCCTCGTGCTTTGATGTCCCTGAAATGCCCTCCCATGTCCATTGAACGGCCGAGGGCGTGCTCCATGAACTTCTCCAGCTCCTGCTCCAGAAGGCCCTCGCGGTGGTCTATGGTGGCCTGTTCGGTGTTCTGGTTCAGGACCTCCACCCAGTAAGCCACGGCCCCCGCAAGGGCCTCGACACGGTCGTCATGGGCCAATGCCCCGCGGTCGCGAGTGATCCTGGTGAGCTGGTAGAAGAGGCGGCGTCGGTTCACCTCCGAGGCCCCGTAGTGCTCGGTGGAGCGATAGTCGTGCTCGACCACGGAGCGGCACACGACGAGGCGGTGGGAGTTGAGGACCGGCTCCAGGGTGTCGATGATCCTGGTCTCCTTCTGGCCCTTGGACCATGTGGCGTCCTCGATCTCGCATGGGTGGATTTGAACGGCCTCAGCCCGGAGGAGCTGGGCGAACATGCCACCGCCGAAGTTCGGCTCGATCAGGATGTGGTTCACGTCCTGACGACGAGCGACGTGGAGGAGGGCCTGGAGGACCTTCTGGTCGTAGCCGCCGAGGAGGCCGCCGGCCGCGGTCAGGAACAGACGCCCATTGAGCATCTTCACGACAGCGTAGGCGGTCTCATCCTTGCCCTTACCGGATGGGTCGATATACATCACGGTCCCGTTGTAGGCGACATACTCGCCCTGAGACACGAATGCCGGGCCGTAGAAGGCGTCTGGGGGGATGCCGACACACGGTAGGTCGTTGAGCCGCAGGTTCGCTGAGGAGCCCCAGGCGAGGCTCACAGGGGCTCTGACGGGGTCCAGGGGGAGGATCGAGAGGTCGGTCAGTCGGAGGGGGAACCTCTCTGCGTCTGACAGCGACGTGTCCAGCATGTATTGCAGGGCGAACGTCGAGCGGCCGATGGAGAGTTCACGCTCCTGGAGTTCATCTTCCCCGAAGCGGGTGTCGGTAGGCTTCCCCGCCAGGGACGGATCACCTTCCAATCGACGGGCGATCAATGGGGCTAGGGTGGCCCCATACTTCACCATCTTGTCCGGTGTGGGGTATCTAGCGGGCCACACACGAACCGTGTAGCCGCGCTCCTTGAGCTTGTTGTAGAGGCTGTCCTCGATGTGGGGGGTTCCCAGAAAGAGGATGCGTCCTCCTGGCTTCAGGATCGAGTCGAACTCCTTGATGGTGTTCGCGAGCTTGTCACGGGCCGCCTGGGTGTCCGAGTTGGTGGCCGTCTCGATGTCGTCAGGGATGATGATGTCCGCGCGAGAGCCGGTGAGCTGTCCGGTGATGCCCAGGGACTTCACCGAGGGCTCCTTAGCGGTCAGCGCCGGGCCAACGTCGAATGACACCTTCGAGGATCGCTGGTCGTCCCTGGGGCGCAGGTGGGCCAGGAGGTCCATCTCCAGGATCAGGCCCAGGAGCATGGTCGTGAAGTCGGTCGCATGGGCGCCCGAGGCGGACACCACGAGGATGCGCTTCTGCGGGTCGCAGTAGAGCGTCCAGGCCACGAAGGCGACCGTGATCCAGGACTTGCCGATGCCGCGCAACGCCTCCACGACTGCCCTGTTGGGGCCGTGCTGGAGGAAGAAGGCGATGTCGTATTGAAGCGGGGTCGGCTCTGGGAGGTTCAGGTGTCGCCAGACCACCCAGAGGAAGTTGCGGAAGTCGGCCTTGAGCGGGTCGACCTCCGGCGGGGTCATCGATGACGACCCTCGCAGCTTACTCTTCGTCATCGGTCTCCTGCTCCATGCAGGGGAAGACGAAGCCGATCCGGCCCATGGGCTCGGTGTCGTAGACGATCTCGTTGCCACTGGCGTCGATGAGGCCCGTGTGGACCGTCTCGGGCTCCGGCTCGTAGACCGTGATGTCGGGGATGTGGGAGTAGTCGACGTCGGGGTCCAGGAAGTCACCGTGAGGGCGCTTCAGGTGGACCTGCGAGGGGGTGAGGATGCGATATTTCTTGCGCATGGGCAGCAGTCGCCATGCAGCGCAGAGACAGCGCAAAGGCCCCCGAGGGGTTAGCTCAGGGGCCGTTGAGGGTCAGTTTGAGGGCTGTGCAGGGGTCGGTTGGTTCCCCGCGGCGACCCACTCCTGATAGGCCACCCAGTCCCGATTGAGCGGGTCGTTCGGGATCAGCGCGCCATCGCTATCGCGACGGACAGCGTTGGGGTTGGGAAGGGCCGTGAGGGGGTTGAGGATGAGGGAGTAGGTCATGGATCAGAGGTCCGCTTCGAGCTTGAAACCGCCACCGATCGGGTTCGTGTAGGACATCACACCCGTAGTCGTCGGGGCGGCAAACCAATACCCGACTGCGTTTGAGCCTATGGCGAGTCCGGCGCCGGCGATGTTAGTCGCCGGCCACACGCCTAGGAGCGTCGCTGTCGGCGTCGCATACATCGGGCTGAACAAGAAGTCCTTGACAGTGTAGGACCCCGCTACCCCGTAGTAATTGGGTATCCCAAAGACGACGCCGTTGTTGATCGTGTATATTTGGAAGTAGTGCTGACACAGGACCAGCTCCACGCCGCGCGCGCGGCGCACGAACTGCGTCGCATATGAGCCCTGCTCGAACTGGGGCCGCAGAACGGTTCCCATGCCGAACTCGACGTTGGTCTGGGTGTTCACCGTGAGACCGACAATACCGAGGGGGGCTGAGTGGTCGGCGCGCTGATAGACGCCGGAGCCGGTGGAGCCCGTTCCCTGCCAGATGCGCGCTAGGGCGGTTCCTTCATGGCAGAGGGCGTAGGACCCGCCTTCGATCATGGTGCTCTCGATCGGCAGGATCAAGGACCCCGCGGTGATCGTTAGGATCGTATCGAGGCCGATTGTCGCGAAGGTGTAGGTTGCCCCGGCGGCACCCGCCTTGACACCATCATGCCCGTAGCTGTTCGCGGTGAGGACGACGGAGCCGCTGACGCCGCGCTGGTTGATCGCGAACGACGGGTTCCGTAGGAGGTTTCGAAAGAGCAGTTCAGCCATCAGTGGTTGGTTCTCGTCAGGGACGTGGTGAAGGCCGGGAGGACACCGTTGATGTCGTCCAGGTTCCCGTAGACGGTGTTGCCCCCGGCGGAGCGCGTCTCAGTGATTGTCGCGACCTTCGTGCGGGACGGTTGATCGGCCAGCGTCACGGTCGACTTCGTTTCGAGAGGGTTCGGGAGGACCGCAGCCGAAGCGACCTCACTGACGGCCGTGTCGGCGGAACCGCCCTTCGTCCGCACGAGAGCCCCGGCGGTGTTCGTGATGGTGGTCAATGATAGTTCTCCGTGTCGTCGGCGATCTCAGTGCTCGACTGGAAGGGGAGCTGCCGCGCGAGCTGGCCGAGGCCATTGTCCTTGGTGGGGATGGCGTTGATGCCGTTGTCCTTGAGGAGCTGCCGCGCGACGTTCAGATCGGCGGCCGTAGCTTCCCCGGCCTTGATGCGGTTGAGGAGGAGTCTGGCCGACTCGTCGAGGATATCGGCCAGGATGTCGCGGGTGTCTGCCATTAGAAGACAGCCTTGATGATGGTGAGGAGGGAGGTCTTGATGTCGCCGACGTAGGCCGCAATGGACGCTGCGCCGGCAATCGTGAGGACCATGAAGCGCCGCTCCAGGCCCGTGACACGGAGTTCAATGGCCGCGTGACGGTCGTCGAACTTGTCGAAGCGGGAGAGGAGGAGATCGAGCTTCCCCTCCACCCGCCCGAGAGCGCGCTCGGGGGGGATGGAAGAGTCTTCAGTCATTTGGTTCCTGTTACTTGCCGGCGACCGTCCAGGTGGTGCCGTTGTGCCAAATCAGGTAGCGAGTGGTCCCACCGCCGCTCACCGTAGCTCCCCACGCCAGCCCCGCTGCGCCATCTTCGAGGACTGCAAAGTCCCCCAAGCTTCCCGCGGGGAGGCCCACAAAGAGGTAGGAGTGGATGTGCGCCGCTGTCGCCATGACCACCCGACCAGACCCCTTCGGGATGAGAACGAGGTCGATGTTGGGGTCAGTTCCAACAGCGGCGAGGGACGGGGATACGCCTGTATCAGCAGAGGTGAGGACAAGCTCATTCACGGGCGCGGCTGAACGATACTGCTTCGCCGCTTCGTAGAGGTTGTCGATGAGTATGTGGTCGGGATACGTCAGGACGCCAGGGATGGCCCCCGTGGGGAGGCCGTATGGGGTCGGTGACGTGCCAAGGTTTCCACCAATCACATCGAGCTTTTTGATGTTGGCGGCGGCTGCGGCGACACAGTTGAGGAACTGCCCCGACCCATTCCACTGCGGGGAGAAGATGGAGAGGCTCAGTTCAGTGACGGCCCCGGCCTTGAAACAGTTATCCGTAGACGACCCATCGAAGCTGATGGTGCTGAACGTGGCGCGAAGGTTGGCGCTCCCGTCAGGAAACTGCACGATACCCGAGAGCCCAGGAGTGTCACCCCCCAGGGTTGTGTTGCTCACCATCAGAAGGGTGCTGTAAGAGGACACGATCGCCGCTCCAACGCCGCCATTGACGTTGCAGTTGGCCAACTGCACTCGATACCAGGGCAGGAGAGCCGTCCCCCCAATTCGAAGGGCCGGCTGATTACCCCCGGACTCGATCGTCGATCCCGTGATCTGCGTGTTCCCGGCCAGCGCGGCGGGATAGTCGAGGTCCACGACGGGGCCGCTTCCGACGATCCCTGCCGTCCAGGTGTCATTGGTGCTTATCCACGCGCCCAGCCCACGCATCCTCACCGAGCCAATCGCGGTAGCCGCGGCGGACGCGAAGTAATTGTTGAGCGTGTTGAGGCCGACACCAGCGGCGGTGTTCGAGAAGACCTCGATGTCGAGCCCGTAGGTGTGGCCCATGAAGGCGTTGCCCTCGAGGGTCGTGAACGAGGAGCTGCCATCGAGGTAGATCGCCGTGTAGAACAGCGCAAAGAAGCACTTATCCACGGTGACGCCATTGGCGTTATTCACATAGACAGCTATCTGACTCGGTGTCGTCGCCGTCGCACAACCAATGAATGCAAAGCGCCGCACAGCCTGAGCGGACGTGAGCTTGAACACGGGCGAGTTGAGGCCCGTTGCCGCAACGATGGCCGTGCCACCATTCCACCCGTAGCTCACGCCCTCTTGGTTCTGGCCTAATGGGGGAACCAACGTCCCCGACACCTTGTAGGACCCCGCGGGCCACTGCACGGTGACGTTGGGGCCGAAGCCATCGAGCGCCGCCTGGAGCGTGGCGGTCAGGTCGAGCGTCAGCGCCCTCGACGTGATGTCGATGATTTGAGCGCGCGTCAGCACAGAGAAGATGTTTCTGACGCCCAGGGGCGCACCTGAGAGGTCCTCGTAGCTGGGCTGTCCGACTGTGAAGGCACCGGCCTCGGTCAGACCAGTGAGGAAAGTATGCGGGGGTGCGGTGACAGGGGCGACCCCGATCATTAGTCCTCTTTCTTGGATGTTGTAGATGAGCTGATTGAACGCGCGGCGCAGGTCAGCACCGCTGAGGTTCCCCGGAGCGAACCCGGAGGTGGCACTGTCGATGCTGGTGTGACGACGGATGGTGATCTCTGCACTGACGGCTGGGGCGGCGTCGAAGCGGATCGTGGAGGGGGAGGTCCAGGAGTAGTTCACGGCCGTCGCTCCATCGACGGCGATTTGAACGTCAGTGCGGTTGAGGTAATCGAAGGGGACGGGAAACGTCGTCGTCGTCCCATCGCCTGTGTAAAGGGCGGGTGCGTAGGTGGTCATATTCCTGTTGGGAGGCCCCCGCGCACAGTGGCGCAGGGGGCAGGGAGAGGTCAGTGGCGATTGGTCTGGGGCGGATGAACCGGCCTGTCGCCGATCATCGAGTTGAGGACCGCGCCTGTGACGAGGTTGTTGCCAAACAGGCGGTGCCAGTCGCGAAGCTCGTCTTGCGATAGGCGTCGGCCATCGCCGGTGGCTTTGATGAGCCCCCCAACGGCCTTTGAGGCGTCCGTGATGATGGACGCTGTGGGGTTGCCGAAGATGAGGTCGGCTTGCTGCCCCGTGTTGCGGGAGTCGAAGAACGGCTTCTGGCCGAAGAACGGCAGTGCGCTGTCCACGGCAGTCGGCAGCATAGAGGACCACCCATGGCGCTGAATGGCCGCGCTGATGAGGTGCTGGGTGTCCAGGCGCTTGTCGAGCCACTCGCCGCTGTCACTGCGCCCAAGGGACGCAATGTGCTGTTGAACGGAGTAGATCAGCGTCGGGATGACCGAGCCGAGAACGCCAGCCACGAGGCTCTCGCCGTCGTGCATGTTGACGTTCAGCATGAGCTGCTTGTCCCATGCGTGGATCGGGAAGGCGCGGAACTGCGTTATCATTTGCCAAACAGGATGTGGCATCCACTGGTGCATGGAGCCGATGTCGTTCTCCTGAATGACCTGCCGCGCCTTGCGCATCAGCGACGCCTCGAAGGCAATGCGCGCCTCCTGGTCGGCCCACTTGTCGGGCTGGACGTCGGTCAGCTTGTGGCCAAAGAAGGCGCCATCCTCTGACTTGGCGTGGACCTTCATCTCCCCGATGATGCGGTTGAGCATGTCGTCGGAGAGGCCGAGCTGTCGCATCCTCGCCCCCCTGATGCCCGACAGATCGAACTTCCCAGGGGACACCTCGCGGAACTTGCGGGACATGTCGAACATCTGCTGCGCGATCGTCTTCGCGGTCCACTGCTTCATCAGGCCATCCGCATAGTGGAAGCCCGAGAGGTGGAGGACGGCGTTGCCGGCGCTGTTCAGCGTGTGGTCGGCGTGATCCCAGAAGCCCGAGGCTTCCATGGGGAGGGAGTGGAGGTCATCGGCATGGGTGGTGTCCGCCATCAGCCTGACGCCTTCGGCACCGAGACCGAACGCATCTTCGACCCAGCGGTCGAGGCCATTGGCCTTCACCCAGCGGCCATCGGCGGTGACGATGCGTTGAAACGAAGGGACCTGCTTCGCCATGGCTTCGAGGTTCAGCCCGGCGAGCATGTTGTAAGCCTCACCCATCTGAGCGAACACGAACTGATGCCCGAGGCGCATGAGGTTCAGCTTCCCGGCGACGCGCAGCATCTTGGCCATGCGGGTGTCCTGGAGCGGGTGGCCGACGCCCTTGATCTGGTCGTAGGAGACCTGGAGGGCCTCGATCTCGTGCTTCGTGACTTCCTGGGAGATGCCCGCGTCATGACCCTTGGCGCGGATGGCGTTCATCAGCGTGTTCCAGTCGCCGTCATTCGTGATGCCGTTGACCAGGAGGCCACCGTTGCCATCGGGGACGCGGAGGCGCGCCAGCGAGACCTTGCCCCACCCGTGACGCGCATAGGCCCCCGTGAGGGCCGTGGCGTTGTTCACGAGGAGGTCCGAGAGCTTCAGGTCGCCATTGTCGAACTGCTCATTCATGAGGACGCGCCGCTTGGCGCGAGGGTCAGCGGCGCTGTCCTGGCCTTTGCGCAGCCCCCGCACGACAGCTTCAGCGTCGTCTTCGGAGACCCCGAGGTTCTGGGTGAGGTGCCATTTGAGGGTTTCGAGATTGTCGACGGCGAACATGCGTGCGACGTCTTCGTCGATCACACCATGCGCTCGCTTGTAAATCTCTCGCGTGAAGCCCTTGCCAAGCCGTTCGAGGACGTCCTGGGGGAGCCAAGGCTGGGCGTCTCCAATCGCGCCAGTGATGAGGTGCTCGACCCGGCCGTAGCCAGATGCGGAGTCCTCGGTGACGATCTTGGAGATTTTCGATGCGGACCAGACGCGGGTCAGGTAGCGTTCGTCGCCCTTGGTCGAACCAAAGCCCTCGACGGGCCGGGCGTCGGGATAGCCCTCCGCGAGGAAGGGGTTCTCCATGTGCGATCGAACTTCCTCGGCGATGGCGTTATACTGGGCCGAGACCTTCTTCGCCCAGTCGGGCATGGCCTGGAACTCAGTGGAGGACTTGCTGAGACGCATCGCATCAGCGATCGTGCTCTCGAACTCGCCTTCACGGTTCCGCGCCTCCAGCCATGAGAGGCCGCTATGCTGCCGCCATTCGTCCCATGCGGGTTTCCTCGCCTGGGCAATGCGGGTGATCGAGCTGTTGACCTTCTGGCGCTTGTAGAGTTCCGCCGAGTGCGGGTTGAGGGCGCCACCTTCCTTGCCGACGTTGTCCTCGACGAGGAGGGAGCCTAGGGCTCGGACGGCCGGGTTGTCGGAGCTTCCGAGCTTCGCCGCGATCGAGAAGCGGAGGTTCCCGAGGGCTGTCTTAGGAGCATCTCCGGCGGCCACTCCACCAAGGCCATTACTCCCGGCAAGCTCTGGTCGTCCCGGAAAGATAACGGGTTGTCC